TTTCTAGTTTTAGCAGAGCTTCTCTTTAATTGACCTAATGATCTTGCGCAATAAGATTTACGTCTTTTAGCTGCTTTGCTACCTTTCTTAACTTTGCCTGTTACAGCTGTTTTCAGCTTAGAACCAGGATTAGCTTTCCTGTAAGCACGTACGCCTTTTTTAGTCATACCCGCACCTTTCTTGGTAGGGCGATAGTTGCCGCCCTTACCCGTGGTTTTAGGTATTGCTTTAGCTCTTTTTCGTGCCACGTCTTCTTCTCCTAGTTGCTGTTCTTTTTCTGGCTACAGGCTTTTTCTTTTTTACTATAGTACGAACATTAGTAGGTTTACCTCCTGGATTACCTGCTGCTCTTTTTCTTTTTACTGCGCTTTTTCTTTGCGCTGCTGTCATACTTCTAGCTTTCGATCTTGGTACACATTTAGGGTACTTACGCTTACTGCTTTTAGCAGACTTTCTACCGCAGGCTTGAAACTTACCTTTTTTCTTGGGCGCACCAATGTCTACCCAATCTCCTTTAGGTCCTTTTCCAAACCACTCGGTTAGTCCGTCTTTAGGCTTAGCCATTTTTCTTCCTCGCTTTCCTAATAGATTCTTTACCTTTTTTAAATATACTTGCTACTTGTGTTTTACCCATAACTTTAGCTCTTTGTTCCCCAACAGTAAGTATCTGTATTTTTCTTGCAAAAGGTTTTTTAACTTTTTTAACTTTCGCAACTGTGGCTCTTGCATCTGCAGGAGTTGCAAATTTAATAGAAACTGTGTCTTTTGGGTTTTCATCAGTATATAACCTTCTTCCACTACCCTTAGGCTTTTTACCTGTGCCTTTTTTAGGGTCGCGTTTTTTCTTAGGCATTATGCGTATTTACCTCCACGCTTCTTATATGTACGCACTAACCAGCCATTGGCGTACGCAGAAGGATAGACCTTAAATTTCTTTTTAGCCTCAGCTTTTACTCTTGCATATAAAGCAGGGTTAGTAGGCCTAGCTCCACTTTTCTTTTTAGTTTTTCTAGCTGATTTCTTTTTTGCAGTTCTTGTAGCCATTATTTTTTCTTCCTTCTTCTTAGTTTTTGAAAATCTGCTCCTGTAATTTTGTTACGAGGCTTAGCTACTCTAGCTATCTTTTTTTGTTTAGGGGACAATTTTTTTGCCATTGTTTTCTCCTATGATAATTTAGTTTTTTTCTTGCGATTTTTTGGTATTGCACCGCAACCTTTACTTTGTACCGTTGTCATGCCTGGCATAAACACACCGCCAGCTTGCATCTTTCTGGCTGTCTTTGCTGCGTTGGCAAAATCTTGAGCACTTGGCGCACCTTTGGCACCTTTCTTTCTCATTTTTCGTCCTGACTTTCTTTTCTTATGTATATTTTCGTATAGACTCATTATGGTCTCCTTAATCTTTTCTTATAGTTTGACACATTTTTCTTTTTCTTTTTAGTTCTTTTAGCCATTTAACATCATCGTTTGTAGTCTTACTGCTCGATCTCCAACTTGTCTAGCCCACTTACTATCCATCATTTCATCAGCTGCTTTTTCCCAATCTTCTTCTTGCACAGCTGCAAGGTAGTTTTTAAATTTACTAAGTCTAGGGTAGCCTAAGTTAAAACACATGTTAGCCATTACACGTTGTCTTGCATCACTTAGATCTCGCCACCATTTCATATTCTTGTCCAACTCTGAACAGACTATATCTACGTCTTGCTCTAAACATTCTCTAACTCTTTCTTCTGATATAGGTGTGCCCATCTTGAGTCCCCACTCTTTGTCTTTTTCTGTTATTAAATGACCTACACCAAAAGTAGGGTATCCAAGATGGTCTCTATAAATCTCATGAATAACACCCTCGTCTAACATAAGTTCTTTTAATAATTGTTCTCTGTCCATTATATTTGTATTGAAGTTGCTCCGTTCGTAGATACCGTAACTTTGCCCAAAGAAGTTACAGCCTCTACGCCAAATTCTCTTCGCTCGTATAAAACTATCCATTCTTTACCATTCCATAGTTGTAGTTCTTGTGCAGTTAAGTTCCATATAATATCGCCTTGTTGAAACTTATTTTCGTTACGCTGAGTTTCATTTACAGACAAAGTAGAGTCAATGTCTACTTTATTTAAAGACAGTTCTAGAACTCTTACAAGCCTGTTAAAAGTTTCAGGAGATATATCGCCTATAGCTATTGGTAATTTTGTTTCTAACAGTTTAGCCATTATCTTCTGCCATTTGGTTTTAGATCCATGCGTGTAGCACCTATCCTAAACCCCACTCCTAGTCTAACTTCTACAGAATTATCATCGTCTGATTCTATTCTAAGCACGGCCTGTCTTGCTCTAAGTCTTGTATCTATTTTAGTTGTAGAAGATGTGCAAGTGTTTGTAGTTTCAGTAACAAGACTGTCTCCTGGAAAATCTCTTTGTTTTAAAACAAAATTTATTGTCTGCCCTGTGCCGCCGTCTCCTGTAAATTTCACGTCAGGTATAATCCTGTTTATTGATTGAAATTGATCTCCGTTACCTAACGCAAAGTCACTAGACTCTATAAACACATTGTCCATTGGAGAACCATCATCATCGTTACCTGTTTCGTGGTTGTACAAATATCCTGATGAAGTAGCCATTGGATTATTAAATATACCTTCATCTATCCATGCGCTTCTATTAAGTTGTCCTATGCTCCAGACTCCTTCTTCATAGTTGTAGATGATGTATCTATCTATAGTAGTTGTGCTACCAGAACAGTAAAACCATCCTACTTCATCAAACTCTTTATTTAAAAATCCAAACGTTTGGAAAGACTGTTCTTCATTAAAGTCGCTAAAGACATAGTTTTGTACACTACAAGGAACATCTTGCACTTGTCCGTTATAGTTATAAAAACCTTTCTTATCCATCCAAAAGATGCCTTTAGGCGAGTTTATAGCTGCGTTGGGAGAAATCAAACCAACGCCTTCATTAACTAAGTTAACACCAAAAGTAAAAGGTTGACCTACAAAAGTCATAGAATAAAGGGCGGTATCTGTCCAAACTAAAGTTTCTTGTCTTGCTCTAATAGCTCCTACAATCGATGATCCTGCAGATAATCTAAGAGATCCTGCTGTGTTTGTAGGTAACGGTTCCCATTCTGTTACATTTTCTTGGTCACTAAAAGCTATTAACATTGGGTCTAACGTGCCTGTGCGCGAGCTACCTGATATTGGATCAGCTCCAAAACAAATAACGTGTCTGTCTATGTCACTAACTAAGACTTGTAATGCTACTGTAGGTGCTAAGTTTGCTCCTGCTAAATCACTTAATGCTGTAGCTCTAGTAGTACCTAATGTTCCAGCACTGGTGTCATAATAAAACACGCCACCTGACCTTGGATTGATAAGTAAATCTTCGCCAAAATTATCATGTGACCATAATCTTAACTGATTGCTTTGCGTGATTGCTGTGGCAGCACCCCAAGTTCCTGCTCCCCAAAGTCCTGCTCCCCAACCAGTAGATTGTACATAGACATCTAAACCTACGTTTATTTGGTACGCTCCAACCACAGAACTACCACCATTACCACTGTCGCTAGAGTTTGCTGTAACGGTAGCTCCCGATGTGTCTTTTGCTTCTATTGTAAAAGAGTTAGCATTTACTACTGTTGCAATTTGATACTCTTGATTTAAAACTGCAGCAGTTATATTGCCACCTAAACTAGAGGCACCGCTAAAAGTAACAAAATCATTTTGTACTGCTCCATGGTCTGTGTCAGTTACAGTAATTGTAGCGTCCCCATTTCCTACTTTAGCAAATGTTACATCGCCCGCAGCAGTAGTAACTCTTAATGGTGTGATGTCATAAAAGTTTTGTCCCTCTCTTATGTAGTATTTAAAAGTAGTCCCGATTCCTAAAAATTTAGTGAAAGCTAAATCTACCCAAGCGTGTAAAGCCCTGGCGGTTCCTAAAAAAGTATTGGTTGTGGCTTTAGCCCAGCCTCCAATTTTTTCTGGTAGTCCTTTACGAAATCTTACAAGATTAGCGTCAAACCATCCTCCGTCATTAGAATAGTCGGTTCCTTCTCGATTGATTCCTGGTCGAAGTATAAATTTTTCTAGTGCCATTTCGCATTTATATCAATTTATCTATACCTAAAGAAGCAGCAGTCAAACCGTAAAGGCCCCACATAATATACTCTAATCTTCTAAATTTAGCAGAGCCTTCGTCCAATCGTTTTTCTATATTCTCATAACGAATTGCACATTCTCTTTCATGGGCCTCTACTTTGAGTAACGCTTCTTTAGCAGTAGCCATTACTTCTTAGACTTTTTCTTTACCCGTTTAGTTGTGTAAGCTTCATTAACATTTGGAGTAGACTTATCATCACCTACGAATTTACCGTCTTCGTCTCTGGCACGAACTTTTACTTCCTCAGTATTAGTCCAAAAACCAACTACTTTACTCCACCAACTCATGATCTATCCTTGGCTTTACCAATGTTAAGAGCTAAAAAGTCTATGACTTTATATAGCTTAGCCAAAAATTTATCCCCTTTTGGGGTGGGTGTGATAGCAGCAACTAATGAAGCTATTGCTATTATGGCTGTAACCCAAGCAAAAATATTAAGATATAACATTTATTTTCTCCTTTTATGAATTAGCTGATATGTATGCTTTACCTGTAGTAACAGCATCACTACAAGTAGTCTTCTTACTTGAAGATGAACCAACAATGTTAGGTTTGCCATCACTACCGTCGTAAGCCAAAATAGTTTCTAAGTGATCTACATTTTGTTGTACTCTTTCGTTTATCTGGGCTTGCGACCATGTGCCAGCAACGGCGTTACCTTCTGCATCTGTCCCACCTCCAGCATGTGTAGATTTATTGCCATTAGTGTTTATATCATTAATGACTGTAGCACTATCTTCTGCTGCTGTTAGACATTGTGTTACTGTTTGTGCCATATTATTCTCCGTTTAATTGTTCTTCTAATGTTTCTACTTTAGCCGTAAGTTCTTGTACCGCTTTTACTAATATCGGTACAAATTTTTCATATTGAAGTTGATACATTTTTCCATCACTTGTTCTGTGTGATACAAGATTTGTTTTGTCCTCTAAATCATGTCCAATGGCTTTTTCTAAAGCTATGACATCTTGTGCTTTAAACCCAATGTCCATCCAGTCCTCTTTGTGAGTGCCATCATGTTCTATTGTATCTAAATCTGTATCTGGATTTTCTTCCCAATCAACATAATTAGTACGTTTATCCCAATAGTAAGTATAAGGAGTTAATTGATTTACAAAGTCTAAACCAGCATCCAAAGGTTGAAAGTCTGTTTTGTCTCTTTCATCAGAAGCTACTGTAATTGATACTTGTGTATTTATTTTACTTACATTTGAGTTACCTAAAACACCTTCATTGTTTCCAGAAGTAATTGAACCACCTGGACTTCCTGAGCGACCTGTTTCTTTACCAAAGAAAAAGTTATTTGTGCCACTTGTTACATCTTCACCTGCTTTATAACCTACTGCTGTGTTACTCCCACCTGTAGAATTTTCTAATGCTTGGAAACCTATAGCAACAACTTCAGACGCACTTGTAGCATCTATGAAACACTCCATACCTATAGCAACATTCTGGTTTCCTGAGGTTAAAGAGTCTCCGCAATCCCTTCCTATTAACACATTTTCTTGCCCAGTTGTTACATTTTTACCTGCATCTTCTCCAACCGCCACATTTCTTGAACCAGTAGTTGTAGCAGCCAATGCACGATGTCCGACTGCTACATTATCTGAGCCTGTTGTATTAGCTTCTAGTGCTGCTCTGCCAACCGCCGTATTTTGGGAACCTGTGGTATTTAGATATAAAGCACTATAACCTACTCCTGTATTAGCATCTGCTGTAGTGGCAGT